TTATAAATAGCGCGACCAAAGTCGATAATCTTAAAAACACGATTATATGTAGGTACGCGATAGTACTTGTTATTAAAACGATAATATAGGTATTCCTTTTCTGTGTATATGAACATTACATTATTTGTGTGTAAGTCATTATGTGTAAATCCAAATAACTTTTGATATGTAATAAGCGTCATAATTATTTGCATAAGCGCCGATCTCCATTCATTTTCGGTCATTTCTTTTTCTTGCATCATAAGCGAGTCAAGAGTGTTGTCGCATTTTTCCAACATTATTGCCGAAACCGGGAAATTTTTAATTGTTGCCCACAGTGTTTCGTCATCTTCGTATTCGTCGTCATCCTCATCACCTTCATCGCCCAAACTGTCAGCATCGCAAGCTTCATCGTTATATTCACCATCGTCTTCACCATCGCTACCACTACAAGATTTGTCTGAATTATTTTTTGAATTATTTTTTGAATTATTTTTTGACTTTTTATTTGATTTTTTTACATCTAGATCCTGGTCTATTTCATCAAGGCATATAATATCATCAATATCACAGTCGCTTCCTGAACCATTTTGACTATCATTTGTATATGAAGAACGAGAAGAACATGAGTCCGAGGTAAATGAATCACAGCTTTCACTGTCATTATTAGTACGAGAATCCTTATTTAATACAATGCTATCTATTCCTTCAACTATACCTAAATCACTAGTCACCACATCATCTAGTTGAACGGATGACAAGTTATCATCACATTCCACAAGAGGGGTTTCTATATTATGAGAAGATAAATTAAATATAGAATTTAGTTCAGTACTAACTTTATCAAAGTCTTCGTGAACAATAATATTCTCTGCCTCCTCTGTATTTTCATTTACACTTATTATAATTTTTTCTTTTTTATTTCTTGTATTTTTTTGTTCTCTACATGCATAATTGGAATGGTTACTATCATTGTCGCTGTGGACACTACCATCATCATCTGTGTATTCAACATCTTCAATATCAAAAAGAATATTTTTATTTTTATTAAAATAAGGATTCTTATCTAAATAATCTATGTCGTCGATTGCATTATAGTAGAATTCTTTTTTAATAGCATTGAAAGAACCATAAAAATTAAGACCATGAATAAAATCATGACAGTTTAAAACTTGACTGGATAAGTATGAAAAGAATCCATCAACATATGCAGCATTATTTTTATCATTTGCTTTTACGTGTCCTTTTTTTTCAAGCTTTGATAATATTGGGATATTCAAAACTTCTTCATCAATATTTAAATTTTCATATTTTCCTGACATATATTTAACAGGGTCTACCAAGGGGGAAAATTTTATAAAAATAGGTTTATGAATAATTGTTAAAGATTCTGATGTGCTTTTAAAAACATCTACTACAGCTGCTTGTATATTATTTTTATCTACAACTCCGGATAAAGCAGATACATAAAAACGCTGATTTAAATTTATAGAGTTATAGTTTGTCTCATTTAAATTAAAATAGTTTTCGTATAATGGAATGTAGTTTTTACTATTTACTATACCAAGTTCAGATTCTTCTAAAGAAGCGAATAAATCACGAGTGTTAAGTTTCCTGTAGTTTAACGAAAATGTTCTTTCTCCAAAAATAGGCGGTTCATCGCAAATATCCATCGTCGATTACTTAATTATTTAAACACATATTTTTATTATTTTTTAAACTAATAAAATATAATAATAAAAAACACTAGTAAAATATAATGAATATAAATATGCGTTTGTAAAATTTATATTTTTTAATATATATTATAAATAAGTAAATATATACATAATAAATGAGTGTAGGTTTAGAATTAGCAAAATTTGATATGAGGTCAATTAGTTTTAGACCCGATGAAAATAAAGGACCCGTTATTGTTCTTATTGGACGCCGTGATACCGGTAAAAGTTTTTTAGTAAAAGACTTAATGTATTACCATCAAGATATTCCTATCGGCACAGTTATATCCGGTACTGAAGCAGGTAACGGTTTCTTTGGTGAGCATGTTCCTAAATTATTTATTCACGATGCATATAATACTGCAATTATAGAAAATATTTTAAAAAGGCAAAAAGCCGTATTAAAACAAATGAAAAAAGAGATTGAAACATATAAAAGAAGCACGATTGACCCTCGTACATTCGTAGTATTAGATGACTGTCTTTTTGATAATAAGTGGACAAAAGATGTAATGATGCGTCTACTGTTTATGAACGGACGTCACTGGAAGATTATGTTGGTGATTACGATGCAGTATCCTCTGGGTATTCCGCCAAATTTGCGAACAAATATTGACTATGTTTTTATCTTGCGTGAACCATATATCGGTAACCGCAAAAGAATATATGAAAACTATGCAGGTATGTTTCCAACATTTGAAAGTTTTTGTCAAGTTATGGACCAGTGTACTGAAAACTTTGAATGCTTGGTAATTAATAACAATGCAAAGTCAAATAAGCTACATGACCAGATTTTTTGGTATAAAGCGCAAACACATGGTCCATTTAAGCTAGGAGCAAAAGAATTCTGGGAAATGTCTAAAGACATTCACTCCGATGATGAAGAAGAACAGTACGACCCTGCAAATATTAAACGTAAAGGTCAAGGTCCAAAAATTAAAGTGAATAAAAATAAATGGTAGTTATTTTTTTACACTTAAAAACTTAAAAAGTAGAAAATAATGAACTAATAATATTTTTCGAAGTTTTACCATATATTTTTTGAATGTTACCTTTATCTGTATCATTTTCTTTTTTTATTTCAATAGTATTGATAACGATAGAAAAAGGAAAGCACGGTATGTTAAGATTATTTGATAGAAGTATGCTTATATAAATACTCTCGGAGCCAAATATGATTTTTTTATTTTTGTTACTTATTATATTTTCAGCATTTATTTCATTGCTTGTTTTGTTATTATTTCCACTATTTCCCTCTTCTAATATATCACTAAGTATATTTTTTATATCATGATTTTTTATTGTTATTGTATCTTCGAGTAAGTAGTTTGTTTTTTTATAAGGTAATTTACATTCGACTTCTTTTGGAAAGTAATTATTATATTTATAATTTTTGTAATCATTATCTATAACTGTTGACTTAATCTGTATGGTACTCATATTTTTTAAGTAGTTACTATATATAAAAGACAAGTCTATAATACATGATGGTTTTAATTCACTAATAGTTTCAGTCATCTCGTGTAATAATTTTTTTTTATTTTTATACTTATAGAATGAGTTATTTGTTAAAAAATAATAGTTATCATCATATACGTAAATAGTTCCATCTAAAAATTTTATTTTTTTAGTGTATAATTTTATTCTTGTAAATAAGTTTACTATGTAGTATTCAATGTATACATTATTTACTATCAAAAATGCATTTCTAATATTTATAAACATTTCATTAAACCTACTATAAAATGGTTTTTCATTTTTTATTAAGTCTAGTATCCACATGTTTTCCGATATTTTTGCTGGCTTGTGAGTAAAAATACTATTTATCCAGTAGTATTCTTTTCCATTTACCATAGAAGGTGACATAGTCGTAACACTATCATTTCCGATAATATCTAATGAGTATTTTACATTGTTAATACTTATTTGAACATAAGTTCTTATGGGGTTTCCTGTATCATTTTCAAAATAGTAATGGTATCCGTTTGGTGTTTTTTCTGAAACAGTATCTTTTGGTATTTTTTCTATTATAAAATCAGGATTTCCAATATTATAATTTTTATAATCAACATCAACAACAACGTATTTATCTGACATAAGTCCTATTGCATTTTTATTTTTAAAATCACCATTTACTTTTTTCATTACTTTCTTTGAGTTTGGTATATACTTTTTTCCTAACTCTTTTGAATATATTATATTATAATTCTTAACGTCTAGTCCCATATCTTTTAGTTTATTAAAATCAGTTTTTAGTCTATACATGTATAATGCATTAGATACAGCTCTATATAGTAAATATGCACATATGATAAAGGCTGCTAAAATAAATAGTAAACAAACTAAACGAATAAATACGTTATTAGAATTAAACGATTTAAAATAGTTACTTACTACATATTGTTTTACCCTTTTATTCATACCAATTAAAAGTAAAATATTATATATTAGTGACATATAATATTTAACATATAATATTTAATAATTTATTTCGACTTTAATATTTTTACCTGTATTTGTATTTGTATTTTAATTCTCGAAATGCGTCAACTTTGACAAACCATGATCGGTATTCTTATCAAGAACAACATTCTCAGCCTCGAACATGCTCCTCTTAATGTCATCAACAGTTGCGTCCTCGTCCAAACCATCAAAGTTTGAAACATTTGAAATACCAACAAGCTCACCATCTTCGTTAATCGTTTGTGTAAGTTTATTACCAGACTCCTCGGCTTTCTTCATGTTTTCTTCAATTGCCTTCTGTTTAGTTTCGCGTACACGTTTCTCAAACTCTTGTTTCGCAATATCTTCATTCTTCTTTTTATCCGACATAAGTTGGTTAAGAGTCTCCTCCATATATTCAACGCGTCCTGTCTTATATGCCTCCGGATGAAAAGGAACCCACATACCAACCTGTCCTACATAAATATCATGATTGGGGTCAACCTCGCGCAACAACTTACAGCGAAGTTCGGCTTCACCTTGTGTAGCAAACACACCACGTACTTTGAGACCCCGTGTAGATGTTTGAAACCCATGTTTCTCGCCAAATTTTTGCTCAAGTTCATCTTCATTGTTATCCAAAAATGTTTTATAGTCATCGCTAACTAGTGTTGCTGATGTTGCGCGAATGGTTTCGCCTTCCTCCTTTGTAAACTCCTGGAAGTCGGCAGTAAGTTTATCAAATGAAAGAGAATACTTGAATGAAACAAAATTAAGAAACTGTGTAAATTTTTCCATCGACTTTTTATAGTCCCACTGCTTAACAAACTCTTCGAACAAAAATTGCTCTTTTTGTTTAATGATGTGTTCTGGTGATACAAATGAAAGACATACAAATTTCTGCCCTGCAATCGGTTTATCTTCTTCTAAAAGATCAACGTATTTGGGATTTTCCTTTCCATCTGGTAAATGTTTAGGAGTAACTCCCTTCGGTAAACTATCTTGATGAGACATTATAATTATAATATATATTTAATAATAATTTTAAGTTAGTTTAACCATTTATTAATTTTAATTTTAATATTATTTTTTATTCATTTTTAATAATTTTTAATAATTTATTAATTTTTAATAATTTATTTATTCTAATATTTTCAACCTTTTAACAATATTAAAATAAATAATACATATTTAAGAATATGTTTAAGAATATGTTTAAGAATATGTTTAAGAATATGTTTAAGAATATATAAAATATCTAATCTAATATATCGAAAATTATATAATATTTTTTTCTACATTATATTTATAATGTACGGAACACTTGATTTTAGTGAGCTTTTTAAGCGCTTTATTAAGTATATTATCGAAGGTTTATGCGTCGCGATAGTTGCTTACTCTATACCATCTCGGTCTCTTAAACTGGACGAAATTGCGTTGATTTCCCTTGTAGCCGCGGCCACTTTTGCTATCCTTGATGTCTATGTACCCACTTTAGCTGTTTCTGCTAGAACAGGTGCAGGTTTCGGTATTGGTGCTAACCTTGTTGGTTTCCCCACCCCTCTTAAAATTTAAATTTTAAGTTAAGATACTGTCAATATAATTTTCATATTTACTATTTACTATTTACTATTTAATATTCATTAGTTAAATAATAAATAATTATTACTTACATGTATAAAATATTATTCTGTATTTAATATAACAATGGCTGATGGTGATAGTAGTGGTAGGAGTAGGAGTAGGAGTAGGAGTCCACAAGAACAAACGGTACTATTGGCTCAAATATTTATAATAGAAATAGATCCAGCTACAAAATTTATTGTAGGTTATCTGCCGTGGGATGGAACAGAACCAGGTGAAAATGATATGTTAATTGTACATGACGTTAAAGTATCCGATAATACATATGACGCTTATACTCATATTAGCGCGGATGTGCATAACAGGTTGAATAGACTGGAAAAATATAAAAGTTATCATAGGACGAAATCACCTGAGCGAAGTTTTGAACATTTGCGCGGTCAATACCCAAATGGAAACTGTTTCTCTTATTTATCTGGAAATTTGGAAGGGCATGGGCGAGCACATGATCTTTATGGAAAACATGTTGTATATGGACGTACAGAACCTCTTCAAGGGGAATTTTTAAGAAATTTAATGACCAAAACACAAAGGCACACTTGGCGCAGAGACGATTTTAAAATTTATGCATCAAATGAACTCAAAGATGGACGTCCCGTATCATGTTGGTATCTAGTAAATGGGCATGATGTTTGGGATGAAAATAGTGATTATATAAAAGAAGTAAACGTATCGGATATACCATCTAGTCCATCTGATACTGCAAAACCCTATTATGTTCTTCATGATTTTACGGTTAATAATATATATAGTTATTGTTTGAGGAGAGAGATAGTAGGTAATAATCCATTTCGTCGAAAAACGGGACGTGGTCAAAAAGCAGGCAAAAGCCGTCGAAAACTAAAACTAAGATTTAAAAGAAAAACAATAAAACGAATATTTAAAAAGAGATAAACCAAAACATATTAACTAACGGTTTAGTATTAATGCAATATTTATAATATAATACACATAATCATATATTTTCAGCTTGGCAGTTTCCCATGTTACTTGCAATTTTTATTGATATTATTTATCATAGTGTAAATTAAAAAATACGTTTGATAATATTACTGTGTCGGAATAAAAACCCAATTTAATTCCTCGCAAATTTTCTTCCATATATCATCCTGTTCGATTCGTTTTTCTTTATCTTTCAGCATAGGAAAATAAGAAAGAAATTCATTCTTTTCAAGAAGTTCGCACAGCTTATAAACCGTATAATAATAATTCAAAAAATTCACACGGTCATCGGGGCAAAATTTAGCATAAGGTCCTTGTATCTCCATAAAAAGATTACACAAAGTCTCTTCTAATTCCGGCGTCATAGTAGGTGGTTTAATACCAAGTTTATCTTTAATAAATGGAATATGTTCATAATACTTATTATAACCTAATTTTTTGAGAACTTCTTTTGCTTTCGAGTTTGTAAACTTAGAAAGAGGTATACGTTCTTTATTAAGTTGTTGTTTGATATTCTCAAGAACTTCTTCTGGTATTTGCGTAGTTTCTTTTGCTTGAAATTGTGCAAGAATTTCTTTAAAATGATTAATTCTTTTGTAAGCATAAAAGCATGCTTCTTTTGGCGGTTCTTTATAAGATGGTTTCTCATTTTCAATAAGGTAGGTAACTTGTTTTGCACATACGTTACATACCATAATTCCCTCATGCTCAACAGGAATCATTTCTCCTTTATTGCATGACTGACATATATCTGTGGCGTAAATATAGTCATTTATATTAATAAATGTTTGGTCAAGATTCGTAAAAAACTTTTGAACATTGTTATCATTCGCGCGCGTTAGCGCATTTTCATCAAATGTTTTATCATTTACCTTAAAGAATGAATTAAGAATAGTTGTTTTATTTGTACCATTCGTAATTTCTTTTTTATTTTCAAAATAGTCGAAAATAAATCTGCTATTATTAAGGTAATAGTCTTTAATCTTTTTCTTATTTTTGTAGATTTCTTCTTTTATATCGTATAAAGAATCCTGTAACTCTATTTTTTCATTAACATCTGCAATAGTGTCGGGGTTATTTAACTTTTTCATTATTTCATTCTTTTTGCGTACTAACGTAGGTAATACATCATTATTAATTAAGTTAAACTCTGACTGTAACTCGCGATGAACACTATCTAGTGTCATTATTCTTTTATTGTCTACTAAAATTTTTTTATTTGTTTTATGTTTAAAAGACGGCATCTATATATATCTATTATATTGTTATAAGTATAACTTTTTTAATATATAATAATTAATAATTATATCTATTTTAGCATTTTTAATTATATAGGTTTTAACATGTTTATATTTTTTATAATATAATATAAAATAGCTGAAATGGCTGAAATGGCTGAAATGAGCTGTAAATTAAAAACAGGCGATCTTCTTTTATGCGACGATTTACAGTATAGTTCATGGGGTTTGTTTAGTTGGTTTATAAAATTTATGACAAAGAGTGATTTTTCACATGTTGGTATGATTGTTGTAGACCCTGTATTTACCGACATTCCATTAAAAGGTACATATGTTTGGACATCAGGTATTTCCGATGTTCCGGATCCAGAAGATAATACCAAGAAATTTGGAGTTCAGTTGGTTCCGTATGACCATTTTATTACAACATATGGTGGAAAAATATATGTTCGAAGAATAGAATTCGAAAACATGGAAGAGTATACAAACATATTCAATAATGAAAAATTAAAAGAAATACATAAAGTGGTATACGATAAACCGTATGATATAGTCGTTACAGATTGGATTGAAGCTTATTGTAAGAAAGACCCTCATCCTCAAAAAACGTCTAGATTTTTTTGTAGTGCTTTTATTGGATATGTTTATACAAAGTTAACCTTACTTGATGAAGGGTTAGACTGGAGTATTCTTTTTCCAAGTTATTTTTCTAGTGAAAATAAAAGTTTTTCTTTGCATCATAATGCAATATTGTCGAAAGAACGCCAAATAGCCGGATAGTATATCTCTATATGTAACATAGAAAAGTAAAATAGAAATATACAAAATAAATATTTAGGAATTTTTTGTAAGATATAGAATTGTAAATATTTAAATGTTAAATACATAAGTGAGAATAATAATGTTAGGAATGTATTAATGTTTTCTCTATAAAAATAAAATAATGTTATCAAATCATTTAGACATAGTTAATAAAAATGGTAAGTCATTTGATACCGAAGAAGATTTACATGATAAAGCGTCTAATATTAAGTCTACTTCGAATGTTTTGAGTACAACTATAAATATGGATTCATTGGATATTATGAATATTAAGAGAGAAACATATTACAAGATGAAATTTATTATTAACTGTTTAGAAAAAAACTGGGCTATAAAAAAAAGGAAAACTATTTTTTATCTAAAAAATTTAGAAGATTCTACGACAGAGATTATAACAGAAGACTATTTAAATAAGCGCGTTATTCATAAAATATACAATGGTACGAACAATGGTACGAACAATGGTACGAACAATGGTAGTATGAACAGTACAAACAATGGACAAATGGAAGACCAGGTGCAAACTAAGAGTAATAATAGTTTAGAAGTAAAAGTAACTAAAAAGAAGGAAGATATAATACCATTGAAGGAGGGGATTCATACATTAAAAAAGTTAATAGATAAAGGCAAATTAGATATAAGCACTGAACAAAAAAATGATATTTATTTGATGATATTTTTGACGAATACTTTAGAAAATGGATGGAGTATAAGAAAAAAGAATGACAACTATGTTTTTAGGAGAAAGCACGAAAAACAAACAGAGATATATTCAGATGAGTATTTAGTAAATTTTTTAAAGTCGAATATGAATAACATTATTTAATGATTTGCTCGCTTGCAAAATTTAGGAAAATATTAATTGGTTGATTATATTGACTATATTGATTATATTGATTGTACTAATTATTAATTATTAATTTATAAAAAGTTTAATTAAGATTTTTTATAAAATTTTTTTCTTTAGCAATATTATAATAAACAAAAATGGCAGGAGGTCTT